TCAATGATTAATAGATCCGCGCCCCTTCCTGTAATAGCACCACCTACACCAGCTGCGAAATATTCTCCGCCTTGCGCTGTCTCCCAACGTCCTGCCGCTTTACTATCTTCTTGTAGAGTTGTTTTAAAAATATTTTTATACGAATCACTATCGATAAGGTTCTTGGCTTTCCGTCCAAACCTTACCGCAAGTTCGCCCGTGTGTGTTGCTTGAATAATCTTGAGCTTTGGATCACGGCCCACCATCCATGCTGGCAAAAGATAAGATGCAAACTCAGACTTGGTATGTCTAGGTGGCATGTTAATAATTAATCGATTAATCTTTCCATTTGCAAGATCGTTAAATTTTTCTGAGATATGTCTGTGATGTGCACCTTCAATAAAATCTGGCCAGACACATTTTACAAAAGACATGAAGTCATTCTTCGCTTTGACTTGCACTTGTTTCTCACGAAACTTAACTTTAAGTTTCATGTATTCTGTTCTAACGTCTATGGGTAGTTTGTTAATATCAATAGTCCGATTCATAAAAAATTTTTGAAAAATTTTTTTGCTATACCTTTTTATTTCGACAAGTATTTTACGGGGAATGAATGTGTAAATCAAGCATATATATACACATATTAGGATCCCTTTCTGCGTCAAGGGTGGGTAGGGTAAAAAAACAAAGCAAAAAAGCAAAGCCATTTGAGACCCCTACACGCACAAAAAAACCCTGTCCGCGTATCGCGGACAGGGTCTCTCTTTTTACGTAGGGAGATTGTTTATTTTTTAACTAGTCTTAATTTTTTTCTTTGATTAGGTCTTATTACATCTACACGTCTTAAACGTTTTCTTTTTTGCTCGGCTCTCCAATCAAGATACATAAGCACGAACCACGCAACAGGGAAACCGAACACTATTATTTTAAGTTCTAATGGCATTGAGCGTCAACCCTTTCGATTCTTGCGTTTTCTTCTTTTATTCTTTGGTTAAAATCTTTCTCTATTTTAACCAATTCGTCAAAGGTTTCATTTCCTTTTAATTTAACACCATAAAAAGATTTTAAACCTTTAATTTGTTTATGGTTCATGGGTCTATTGATTAAGTGCGTTAAAGCATAATCAAGATTGAACCATCTTGATTTGTCTTTATTGAAAAAATGAGGTTCTTTATCTGTATAACTTAACTCACTTATTCCAACACTCGCGATTGTTTCTATCTCATATCCTTGAAAGTATAACGGGTTTTTTTCGTATCTTTCGCCCCAATATATCTTTCCACCTATTAGACTAAACATGACCGCACAATGAGCTTCGAACGTTTCGGGGTCGTTCCATGCTCCGTCATCATTATTATTGAAACAGAAATTTTTAAGTTCTTGGAGTTTTCCGTTCCAGTTCTTTTCGATTATAAGCTCATCATACTTATAAGAGCTTAAATAATCGTCATACTTGTTCGTTATGTGTTGTCCATATTTTTTCATTTTTACCTTTCTGTTGATTTGAAATATAAACTACTTGACATCATTTGTCAATGGGATAATGTGGGACTATGAAAGCAACAAAAAAAGAGTTGTTATATTCAAGGATCACGAAACACGGGCAAGACTTAAAGCGTGTCTTTAATCTTGATCCGACAACCGACCCCGTCAAACTATGTAAGAAGTTGTTAAGGCTTGAGAATAAAGCCCACAGATTAGCAACTGATTATTGCAACGGGGACGTTGATCAAATTGAATTTGACACAAAAGGCAACAAGATATTAAAAAAAGTTGAAACCATTTTAAAAGATAAAAAACATCTTTTATTAAATGGTGATGCTCGGGGTTATGCTCTTAAAATTAAAGATGATTTTATAAGAGTTAATAACTTATCTATTTATCGTGATTGGGGCGGTTATGGAATTATAGCCCCCGATTTTAGAGAAGTAGCTTGAGCCGTGAACCGTTGGTTTACTGATTGTGTAATCAGGTGCATCGTCCAACGGTTCGCGGGTCAAGTTAAGTAAATTAGCCTAAAGTGAAACACGAGACTTGACCGTCATTTTACCTTTCGGTTGACCCATGAACCACAAGCGTGGTTCATGGGCTTTTTAAATTTTCAAACACCAACGCACAAGCGCGGAAGTCGCAAGCGACAGGCTTAATTTTCATACCATAACGCACAAGCGACATGATTGATGAGCCGTGGAACAAGGACAATGAAGAAGTTTTAGAGGAGCACGGATCAAGGGTCTCTGCCAAGATAAATGTATTCTTCGAGTGTCGTTTATGCCATGCAATTTGATGAGGGGAAAATCTTATCTTGTTCCCCTTTACAACTTTTAATTCAACTGTAAAGAATTGGTTATTTTTATTATACCCCAATAAGTCTGGCATGCCTAAAAGACTTAAATTCTCTATTCTATTCCAAGAAATAGAGGGGATATTTTTCTTTAATTTTTGATATAATTTTCTTTCGGGTAGCATGGCATTTTTAAGGCAACACTAACACAAAAAAGCCACAATCTAAAATCTTAAAATACCTAAAATGAACACTGTTGCATAAATGCCACAAACCCAAAATGAACACAATGTCTATTGACTTCTATTTGATTATCCTATATAGTCCTATTAGCTAACAAAAGAGGTAAAATGAATACAGAATGTTTAAGCGATAATGAATTTTGTGCGTGGTGTCTTTTTTATTTCCACTGCAAAATATGGAATGGTGAAAAGTTTATTAATATTGCTTATCAAAATAGCGACAAGGAACAGACATTAAATCAATTTAAAAACGATTGTGAAGACCAAGTTATGGGTCTTAATAATGATTGTTGGATAAGGTCAATAAGAAAAGGCAAAAGAGTTTATCCAGAACTTCATCAAAGAGTATTAGACTTTAATAAATTGTCGGAAGAAGAGCAAGAAAAAGCCCTTGACACTAGGGACAATGTTGGAGTATAAAGGAGTATGAAAGCAAATACAGAAAAAACAATGGAAAAATGGTTCAAGTCATTATCAATAAAAGAATTATCAACGTGGATTAAAAATTTTGATAATTCTACTCTTAATCAGTTTTTAGATAATCAACCTACTGATGAAGATATAAAAACAGCTAAAAAAATATTAAAAAATAAAAGAGCATATTTTAAAGCTGTTTTAAATAGTGATACGCATATTTCTTTTTAAACAACTAACAAAGAAGAAAACAATGAAACCAAGCCCAATGTCAGATGAATTTCACGATTGGTTAGACCAATGCCCCGTGCAATGGTTTAGAGGAGAAGTAAGCAAAGATCATGTCGCATATTATTTTGAAACACCAAACGAGGACGAAGAGGAAGTATGAAAGATAAATTTATAGAAGAAGACCCAAATCAAGAATATTCAAACGAAGTTCAAGACCTAATTCAAAGGGATATTGAAAAGGGTTTTGAAAAAATATCTACACTATTTCCAAACCCACAAATGGATCAAGTTATCATTTTTTATTTTTTAATGGTATGGAGTAGGGTCATGGGTAGGTATGGCAAAAATGGTGAGAAACATGACAACACCTTTATAAAAAAGATGATAAATACAATTATGGAGGGTGATATGCCACCAGACATAAACAACACGTTTGCAAAGGAGAAAAATAATTAATGGGTGGTTTTAAAAAAAATACAAAAGCTACTAGAGTTTACAAAAAATTTCTTGATTGGCAAAGAGATATTTATGAAAGCAATAGATTGTCTTGGACGAGAGAAGATGATATTGACCTTCTATATATTAATCGCCTCTTAAATTTAAAAAGCAGAACTAAAAAAACAATACCACACATTGAATTAAAATCGAAACCGGAGAACCAAATATGAATTGGAAAGATAAAATACTAAAACAATATAAGGTCTTAGTAAGTAAAAATATAATAGTAGAGGCACACGACAAATATGATGCAGAGTATCAAGCTGAACTTCTTTTTGACCCTAACAACGATTGGAGTTATGAAGTAGAGGGGGACATAGATGAATTGGAAAGATAAAAGATTAAAAGAACTTCAAGATATGATTGACAATGGTTGCCACCCAGAGTTGCTGATAGATGAATACAACGATATTCAAACCACAAGCGCAGATAGTTGGGAGCAATTTCTTGAAGAACAAGAAGAACGAAAACTTAAATATCAACCACAATTAATACAACAATGGAGAAGTATTAAATGAAACAAGAAGAAAAATTACGTGTAGCTGAAGATTATATAATTGATCTACTTAGAGAACTACAAACGGAAAGTTCAATAGACATAGGCAATGGATTTATTGCTTGGGTTCAACAAAGTTATCATGGGTATTGGCTTATACAACCACCTAATAACAAAAGAAGTATAAGAGATGATGAGTTTGAAAGTCATTTTGATAAGTTCAAACCTAAAGATATTATTAATGTTTTTTTAAATAATAATAAAGGTGATTATCAAACAATAAAAGAATTGATTGAAAAACATAGAAAGGGACACAAATGAAAAACTACTACGTTGCCGTTTCTGATATAACATTTTATTTATATGATGAAGACGGAAATGCTAAAACAGACAAAAGTGGAAATGAAATAACATATAGACTTAAAGACGGTATAAGATTTAAGCCACTAGAATATATCGCAGACGGAGTAGAAGTTGATATGTTGCAAAAAATAAAGGAGGAAAAATGAGTAGTGATCTACAAAAACAAATGAGCATGATAAATGACTTATATACATCATCTTTAAGTTCTGGCAGATTATTCGCTATGAAAGAAGTTGTAAGAGACTTACAGGCGATTGTAAATAAATCTGTGCAGTCTGAAAATGATAAGTACGAGGGACAGAGTGTTATTAAAGCTATGCACAAAGTTGCAGAGCTTATAGTTAGGTATCAAAGAGAGATACACGAGGAAGAACAAGCGAACAAACAAAAGGTGTAATATGAGTAAATATGATAATTATGTTGTTATAACAGATAACAAAGGAAAGAGACGAGCATTTTACAGCTTTCACGAATTAATAAAATATTTAGATAGTTTTAAGATGTCATTTTTACCAGATGACTTTACATACACAATACACGAGGAGTAATTGAGAACCTATAAATTCACAGGTAGCAAAAAGTTCGAGGTACAGGCGAGAAGTTTGAAGAAGGCTCTCCGTTCTGCCGAAACACAAGCGACAGGCGACAAGCGAATCACAGGCGAGTGGACGAACAAGCGAGGCAACGAAGTTGTCATGCACTTTGACTTACCCATCAAGCGAAGAAAGAAAAAGTAATTAATAGTCTTTGATATATCCAGGTGGGAGTATTAATTTCTCTTCTCGGTTTGGTTTCAACACAACACGAATAGAACTATCAAGCGGGTTATTACTCTCATGAACTTCAATACGTTTAATCTCTTCAAGATATCCTTTTCTTGTCATAATATAAATTTTAGCATCACTCACAGCATTACCACGCATGCCGTTTCTGCCCTCTGTAAACTTATCCAAATATTCTTGTAAGTGTTTGACGTACACTACATATCACCTTTGTTTCTATGCTCGTTGATAAAATCTCTACCCATGTTTCGCAGCGTTCTGTTTTCTTTCTTTAACTGCTCACACTGCTCTTCATAAAACTGAGACCTCTCTCGTAAATACTTCACATCTTTTCTCAACTCTGCATTAATATTTTGATGTTCTACATTGATCTTTAACAGGTCGTGTATTCTTTCTTTTAATTCTTCACTCATGCTTGACATTATAGGAATGTTCCCTTAAAAAGTCAATATGGGAGTACCAAAAAGATTAACAGAAATGCAAAAAAGGTTTGCAGAATACATAGTATTTGGTGGACCAAACGGACCTGTATCACAGACAGAGGCGGCAAAACTTGCAGGCTACAGCGAAAAGAGAGCAAGGTCTGAGGGATCAGAGCTATTGAACCCAAGACTATCACCCCTCGTAGTTCAATATGTAGATAAATTAAAACAAGAAAGATTAAAAAAGTTTGAGGTTAATTATGAAAACCATGTTGCAGAACTTGCAAGAATTAAAGAGGCGGCTTTGAAAAAAGGTAGTTTCTCATCAGCCGTAAATGCAGAGACAAATAGAGGTAAAGCCGCAGGCTTATACATAGATAGAAAGATTATTAAAACCGGCAAGCTAGATGATATGTCGTTAGAAGAATTAGAGGCTAGAATGAAAAAGATAGAAGATGATTACTCTTGATCGTCGTCTTCAATATCCTCATCTTCGTCCATGTCTGGCTCATCTTGAACATCAAGAACATCTTTGATGTTAGCAATATCATTCTCTAACTTTTCAATTTTGTCCTCGAGCTCTTCAATTTTATTTTTTGGATCTTGCATTTTCTCCTCCTTGTTGGTGTCATGAAATATTTTTTCCCATTCAAAAGCAATCATTTAATTTAATATTTTTTCCATCTTTTTTATTATACTTCGTGGGAAACAATTACGATCTGAGAATACAGCTTGCTCTGTATCATACGAAGCAAAAGTCCAAACATGTTTTTTATCTTTAGCGAATATGTATGCCTGTGAAATCATTGTAGCCGGCAATAACTTTTTCATTTCATCTACGTCTGCGTGCCCCGCGTCACCGCACGGATCTAACCATACAATTTTATAGAAGTAATACTTCTTCTTGTTAATAACTGCATGTTTATACCTTTTCTTACGTCTCATAGTGCATACCTACCATAAAAGATTTTAAAAAAATATTTCTATTTTTCCAAAGAGGGTCAGACAGGGTCGTCAAAATGAAAAATCTGTCTATAAGTGTTGTTATTATTGAGTAGTAGCACATAGCAGGGGGGTCGTCAAAGGGGTCGTCAGAGGGTCGTCAAGCCCCTACACCCTCAGACATTTTTACAACTGTAAATTGAATATTAGTTATTTGACCCATATTGGACGTTTTTTGTCTGACCGTTACCTCGAAAGTCTGACCCTTGTCTGACCCTCTGTCTGACCCTATTTGCTGCCTAATTTATGCCATATTTACGCTTTAATATCGCCATCTTTGATTCTGCATTTTCTATCTTACCTAGCAGTTTATCTATCTCACCGGTGATATCGATGTGCTCTGGGATAATTCTAGCTGTCGTTAAAAGGATTTGTATCTTTGCATCAGCATCAGCAACTTCTGCTTCATACCTTTGCAGCATAGCTTTGTAGATTATCTCACGTGCCATAGGTTGGTTTCTCCTCTTCTTCTCTTAATAGTTCATGATATTGGTCTAATCGTTTCAAGAAGTCGTGTTTTGCCTTACGTAAATTAAGCCCGTCAATCTTGAATTCTTGGTAATATAGGTCAGGAGTACATACCATAATTACACATTGTTCAATGTTAGAGCCATGAACATAGTCATGAGCCATGGCG